TATGGCAACCGACGCCCATTCCAAGGAGATACTGCTTGCCCTGGCACAGGAGGAGGCCGGACACAAACTGCGTTTCCAGACCGTTTTAGATTACCTGTCCAAGGGCGTTTAGACGCCTGGTGTCAATTGTAAGTTGAAATGGCGAATGAGACCTTCGAGCGGGAATGGCCGGAGTTAGCCGTGAAATAGCGAATTAACGGGGGCAATAAGGGCTATTTAACGAGTAATTAAAGGATAAAATTAGTCGGCTATTCGCCACTTTAAGAGTATGCGTTTTTGAGCTAAAAACGAGGGTGGTCAAAAAAGGAACGTGCGCGAATATGAAGACGATGGAATAATCTTGCGCAAAAATCTAAAAAGCAGAGGTTTTTTGAAGATTTTTATTATGGGACTATTGGAGTTCTATGGTCCCGGTTTTCGGGATACCGTCCAACGCCTCTTTGACGTAATGTTGGTCGTTAGCGGCCTTGGAAAGTTCATTTTGAATTAGCATTATGGTTGTTTTCAAAAAAACGATATGCGCCTTTTGGTCTTCGGATTTATTGGGATTTTCTTCATCTACCCTCAATTCACTATCAATCGCATCTCTTTTGTCTAACAAATGAGCAATCTGCGAAGATATGTATTTAGCAACCAATTCGAGAAGCGTCTGATTCTCCTCTTTCCAATCCTCGACTACGTGCGAAGGATTGCCTGTTATAAGCTCGTGGAGGTCTATTCGTATATCAGTGCGTCGGCTTAACCGGGCGAGCTTCCGAAGCGTTTCTAAAGTTGGTTCACTTTCGGCGTTTTCAAATTTGGATATTTGAGTATTTGCGGAAAACCCTAAAATTTTAGCCAAATCTCTTTGACTTAACTTTAGGGATTCTCGGAGGTTACGAAAGCGGGCTGAAAATTCTTGTCTATTTGTTATATTTTCTTTGATTTTGTTTGACATTGATTAAAGACAGCTATATATTGAGCCGATATGAACTCTATGGGTAATCATACAAAGCTCGTTCCAGTTCAAGTTACAAACAGAGAAGCAGTGGCTCTCATAAAAGAACGTGCGCGACGCGAAAGGCGTTCATTTGCAAGCGCGGCCTCTGTCACGATTATCGAATCGCTTGGAAAAAAAACTCCATCTGACCCCGCGTTTTTAAGCCAAGTTGTCTGCAAGGATACCGGCAACGAGGCCGGTTTGTCAAGCGGGAAAAGAGGTTCGTAGATGAAGGAAAATGTGAATTTGTTTTGGCCAGACGGCCCGGCAAGAAGAGAGCGGATAGAGTTTTTCGAGATTTGTGCAAGACACGGAGATTTGCCCCCCGTAATAGCCGAGCAGATAATTAAGCGGTTACGAGAAACGGAGAATATTGATAGAGGTTGCGAGTGTACCCCTTCAATGGAAGATTTTTGCCAAATTAGAGATATAAAAATTGGCTTTTTCGAGCACAGCTGCCGGATTATTTTTTCATGTAATAAATGTGCGAACACATGGGAGCCAATTGCTATTACGGACAAACATAAAATGACGGATTTTATATGGGACGAAGATTTTTCTGTATGCCCTAACGGTTGCAATGCCCTGGAAGAAACTCAATGAAGTATTCGGCAGCACAGCAAGCGGGAAAAATGATGCACAGTAAGCAAACAAAGTCGCTTAGGCGGACTTGTAAAAAACACCGGATATTGCCAGCCGGATTGACGAGTTTTCAGTGCGAGAATTGTAAAATAATCTGGACGCCAAAACTGACGCCAGGTGGTCGGCTGCCGAAGGGATTTTGGCATTGTCCGAAAAATTGTAATTCGGAACAAGTGGCGGCGAAAACTGATAACAGTGGCGGCGAAAATTTTTAGAAAGGGGGCGATTATGGTATCGACGGCAGAAATAAAAGAGTTAATTGGGCTGGCAGGCGATGACGCAAGGTTTGTTGAGAGGGGCGTAAGTTTCGGCAGAGAACTGCATCGGGAGGTCTATAAGCATATTTTTATTATCGTCAAACTCGATAAGTCCCTCGAATTTCTTAGCGAGGATATTAAAAGGGAGCTTGCTGAATTTCTCCATAACTGGGGCCAGTGGTATGCAAAGGATTTGATATCGGAGCAGCCAAAGACGCTTGAAGAGAGCCAGGCCTGTGTTGCGGAGGACGTGGCAAAGCAGATTGAAAAAACGCTGTCCGATTACTTGCCTGAGTGCCAGGGCGAAGTCGTAGAGAAATTGGCCGCGAATTTGCCTAAACGGCTGAAACGTGATGAACTGGAAGAATTAAGAGATTCCGCTTTCGTGGACTTTAATAGTGCGGTTATTGCGTCCGGGTGGTGCGTAGAGGCCCAATTGGTGCTTTTGCGAAGGTTGAAGGCAAATTTCGGGAAGATGATTCAAAATTTAAATGCCGGTAAAGCATCACACGCAAAAACTGAGCAAGGGAGTTGATATGGATTTTGCAGATATTGTTAGTCAGACAAAAACCGGCGAGCGTGATTACATTGCTCGGCTCAGCACAAAGGGGACGGAGTTTATAGAAACTCCGTCCCTTTTTGTTAAGTCGATTGACGAGGCAAAAAGGCAAATCGAGGCCGTCGTTTCGGACGCGAGTATAGACCGAGAAGGGGAAATCATTTTGCCGAGTGCCTTCCGCGAAATGCTCGGTATCTATCTCGCAAATCCAGTGGTCATAAGCGCGCATCAGCATCGCCTTGAAACAGGACATTCAAGTGTTGTGGGTCAGACGGTTAAGGCGTGGATTGATAATGCCGGATTGCACGTCACTATCTGGTTTGCCGAAACAGAGTTGGGTAATGAGATGTGGTATTTATACAGCAAAAAATTTCAGCGGGCATTCAGCGTTGGGTTTATCCCGCTGGAGTGGAAGGACGAAGCCGTTGAGGGCAGGACGGTCCGAACGTTCACAAAGGTCGAGCTGCTCGAAATCTCCTGTGTTCCTGTCCCCGCAAACCGTAACGCCCTCAGCAAATCGAAACAACGTAAGGCAGATTTTATCGCCGCCAAAATCGCAGATCGGCAGCTCGCCAATGCAGGTGATGATTTCGAGGCGGAATTAGCGGCCTTTGATTTCGAGGCGGTCGGGTTAACGAGACCGACAGAGGAAGGCGGATTTGAATTAGACGGCGATTTGGGCATATCCGAGAAATCAATCGAGGAAGATAACGAGCCGGATTATGGCAGGATTGCAAGCAAGCAATCCTCTTCGGATTTTTACAACGAATAAAGGTTTTTACTATGTGTGAAATGCGTGGACCATATACCGTGGGCAAGCCGCGTGCTGCGGGGCGTTGCTGCGCATTTTATTCGCGGTCCATAGGTGTTTTACCGTGTCGTTTACGGGCGGGGAATTTACCACGAATTCCCCGCGTTTTTTCGTGGGAGTGGTGATATTTTAAGAATGAAAGGCAAAAATTATGCCTCCAAATTTTGCGACAGTTGAAAAAGTAAAGGAAGGTTTTACGGCAGTGAGCAGCCGGATGGACGAAACCGAGAAGCAAATAACGCTCGCGATTCAGGAGCTGCATAAGTCCTTTGGTGACTTAGCTCAGCAGCTTAAACTTTATGGCCGCTCGATTCGGAGCGGAAGCGAGCGAGCTGGCGAGTATCAGGGTTTCTGGCGTGACGAGGCAATGGCCAAAAGTTTCGGATTGATTGTTCTCAGCGTTCTCAGAAAAGACAACAAAAGCATGGGGACTGCCGACAATCCGAGCGGCGGTTATCTGACTCAAAGCGAAATGGCGGGCTGGGTGATACAGATGCTCGGCCAGTATGGCAAATTCCGCCGCAACGCCCTGGTTGTCCCGATGGGTGCGGGCAAGCTGAGCGTCCCCCGCATTACAACCGACCTGACAATTTATTGTCCGGAAGAAGGCGGGGACATTGACGATTCCGACCTTAAAGCGGATTTGGTAACGCTGCTTGCCAAAAAGCTCGCCTGTTTTGTAGCCGTCAATCGGGAATTAGAGGAGGACGCTGTTGTCGGCTTGGCCGAAATCGTCGGCATGAGCATCGTCCGTAGTCTTGCAAAAAAAGAGGACGAAATTGGCTTCATGGGCGATGCGACTCAGGATTATTTCGGCATGACTGGTATCGTCGGCGCTTTGCTTAAAATCGCTGCGGACCCGGCCAATATTCCCGGCCTGGTTGTAGGCACGGGCAATGCTTACAGCGAGCTTACGCTCAACGACTTCCGCCAGGTTGTAGGTATCCTGCCGACCGACGCGGACGATGCGGCAAAGTGGTTTATGTCGAAGAAGTTTTACTACAATGTCGTGTACCGCTTAGCCGAGGCCGCCGGCGTTGCCAGTATCTTCGAGATTCTCTCGAATCAAAAGGGCCGGTTCCTGTTGGGCTATCCGGTGGAGTTTATCCACTGTATGCCCAGCACGGCAGCCAATTCGCAGATTTGTGCGATTCTCGGCGACCTAAAACTCGGTGCTTATCTCGGCGAGCGCAGAGAGGTGGAAATTGCCCGCTCGGAGGATGCACTATTCCAGAAAGACCAGGTTTGTCTTCGCGGCACAGAAAGAATAGACATCAATGCACACGGCGTCGGGAGCACAACTGAGCCGGGTTCTATCGTCGCTTTGATTACAAAGGGCAGTTAGACGTGTTTCCGAGGTGATTAGAAGCTCTTTGAACAGTAAATAACAGGCGTTTGAAACGTTTTTAAAGTCCTGTAGTTTTGGAGTTACGAATATGATTGAAGTGCAAAATCAAAAGCGGGTGGTATTACTCCCCCCGCAAGTCAAAAACAACGGTGCTTTTGTGGGTAACGGTTACGTTGACGTATCGGGCTGGGGACACCTTCGCGTTGAAATGATTGTCGGGACCAGCAATGTTATCATTGGTTCGACCGATACATCACACGCGCCAAAACTCGAAGCCGATGATGCTGTTGGCTTCGGCTCAGTCGCAGACGTGGAAGGCGCTGCGCTTGCTGCCGTAATTGGCGCAGACGATAGCAATAAGGTCTTTGCTATTGACGTGGACCTGCGAAAGTCCCACAAGCGGTTTTACCGCGTGAATGCGCCGACGGCAGGAAATGTCACGGGTGCGAATTTGTGCATCATCGCAACGTTGTCGGACCCGCAAATCAGTCCGAGTAACGCGGCGGAACAAGGCCTGGAAGAGTTGGTCCAGGCGTAGTATGTCGCAATAAATCAGGGCGGGTTCGGTACAACAAATCAGGACCCGCCCTGATAGAGTTTTGAGACAAACGACGAGCTAAAATGATTGAGATAAGCGAACAAAAAACAGCCGATTGCAATGCGGCCTTATCCGAAATCGCGGCGGACAAACGAGAGGACGCACAGAATCGCGTCGGCATTGTTCTCGAATTTGAAAAGTTTTCGGGCGGCGTTGTGCGGGAAAACGGGACGCGGATGGAGGCAATTGCGGTGTATTGCCAACAGCATAATATAAAGCCGAGAACGCTGCAAAGGTGGATTGCCAGGTATCGAGATGAAGGATGGACGGGGCTTGTCGATACGCGGGGCCGGGGCAGCGGTGACAACGGCTCTATCAGTGATGAGGCGCTCGAGCAGTTCAAGTCGATGTGGCTTGACCCTCGGCAGCCATCGGTAGTTATGTGCTTGCGGAATATCAGTTACGAAAATCGCAGACAAAAAAAGGGCTGGACGATACCGAATTTGCGGACAATGTATAATATCATAAGCAGGCGAATTCCGTATCCTTCGCAGGTTTTACATCGGGAGGGTTTTGCTGCCTATGAGGCAAAATGCGCTCCGTATATCCAGGCGGACCCGGACAGCGTAGAGCCGGGCCAGATATGGGTAGGGGACCATCACCAGTTTAATTGCTGGATACGCCACAACGGGCAATGGGTAAGGCCGTGGGTTACGGCCTGGGAGGATATGCGGTCCAGGACAATCACGGGATTTTATATCTCGCTGTCACCGAATCAGACAACCATAATGCTTGCGATGAAAAAAGGCGTCAAGGCATACGGTCCGCCTGATTCAGTCAAAATCGACAATGGCAAAGATTATGACAGCGAAATGTGGACTGGCACGACAAAGGCCGAGCGAAAATCTACTCCAAAAGCTCTGCGAAAAGGGTACATTGACGAGCGAAATATGGCCGGTCTTTACGGAATGATGGATATAAAAGTTTCTTTTTCGATACCGTATCACCCACAGAGCAAGCTGATTGAGCGATTTTTTGATACAGTGGATTGCCAGTTTACAAAGACAATCGCTACTTATTGCGGCAAGGATTCGGAGCGAAAACCGGAGGGCTTGAACGATATGCTTGCGAGCCAAAAGGTTATCGCTAAAGCGATTGATTTGGAAGGGTTTGTAAAACTATTCGGTCAATATGTCGAGGTCTATAACAACAGCTCGCACAGCGGCGTGGGGATGGATGGACGAAGCCCGTTGCAAGTTCTTGCGACGCGGACTTCAAAGCGGATAATTCTGGATGACGTTTTAGATTTGCTGATGATGGTTTGGAGTAAGGAGTTGATAGTTAGCAAAAACGGCGTTCTACTCAAAGGCGTTCATTTTGGCCAATACAATCAAGACGTTATGGCTTGCCAGGGCAAGACGGTCCGCCTGGCTTATGACCCGGCTGACTTGCGGCGAGTTTATGTCTATGACGCGATTACGCGAAAACTCATCACGGAGGCCGAGCAAAATCAATTCATAAATTACGGCTCTGCTATCAGTGAAACGCATGTCCGAAACGCGCAGCAGCAAAAGACAAGAGCAGCTAAACTAATGCGAGGGTACAAAGATTCATCATTGATTGCGAATACAGATTTGACCACGCAGGCGATTAAGGCAATGCAGAGCGAGCAGATAAGCAGCAGTGAGCAGACAAATCAAACATTACGGCCCGTGCAAACACCGCTGGACGGGCAGGTAGTGGCTCATAAGCAGCTCAGGGCGAGAACAAAATTAACAGCCAGGCCGAAGGAATATATCATAGATGATATGGACTTCTCGCTGTTGAAGCCGCCCGAATTGCCAAAACTCGATTTATGGGAAGGACAAGAACCGTGGGAGTGCCACGAAAAAATACACGGTAAGAGGGGGGCGAAAAGTGCATAACGACGAAATTGAAAAAGGGTTAGAGCGGGAAGCGCAGGTCATACAGCATCGCCTGCCCGAAAACGTCACGGCAGCCGGGGCACGCGAAATAGCCGAATCACTGACGGCTTTTATGGACCGTCACGGGCTTAGTCAAGCTCAGGTTGCCAAAGCCCTGGCTTATAGCAGCTCGACAATCAGCAAATTTATTGCGGGGACATATACAGGGAATCTGCAAGAGCTTGCGAATAAGATAATCAATTTTATGAACGCGGTTGCCCGCAGGGACGAGAAGCGGCGGCCTTTTGTCCAAACAACGGTTGCGCGTAAAATCGGCGCTTTGATTACGCAGGCGGATGCTTTCAGCGCGGAGGAAGGGAAAATTGCCCTCATAATCGGGGACAGCGGTCACGGCAAAAGCGTCTGTCTAAAGCAGTATAGCGAGGCCAACAAAAACACAATATACATCCAGCTCGACCAGGCAATGCGTTCTTCTCTGATATTTTCGGAGATTGCCAGGGCGGTGGGCATTGAGACATTCAGTTGGCTGAGCAGAATTTCGCACGCGGTTATTCGTAAATTGCGGGAGCGGCACGTCATAGTCATACTCGATGAAGCATCGTCTTTGAAAGTGCCACAGCTGGATTTATTACGACAGATAATCACTGTCAAATCCCATTGTCCTTTGATTCTCGCGGGCAACAGCGACCTGCTAAAGACCATTATGGGGCCGACGGTAAAAAAGGGATACGCGGCGCTCGACCAATTTCGCAGCCGTCTTATGGCGGTCCTTAACCTGGACGAGCTGGCAATCGACGATAACGACGGATTGTATTCGGCGAAGGAAATTCGACGGCTCTACGAATACGGCGGAATCAGGTTGCTCGATTGCGCTGTCTCGACGCTCAAACGGATTTGTATGACGCCTGGCACGGGGCGATTGCGGACCTGCTCGCATATAATCACGGCCCTGCATACGTCGAACGTTGTGACCGGCAAGGGCTTTATTGACGGCTCGTTAATCGTCGCTGTTATTGAGCAGTTGGATTTGCCGATGCGTTCGCTTTTGCCGATTGCCACAATGGAATCGGCAGCAGGCGAAGACACAGAACAAACGTTTGTTAAGACGGCTTAAAAGGGCAGTCAATAACCGTTTTTAAGGGCAATAAACAATGGCTAACGAATACAAAATCAGGTTAGAGGTTCGCAGCTCCTCCAGCGAATTCGGGGCGGATAGCGTGGCGGAGTTGCATTATCTTTTCTCGACGGAGTTATTTCGCCTGGACCTGCTTACGTCGCAAGCGAATACGCCGAGCAAATCGACGCAGGATTCAAACGAGACAGCGGCCCAGAGATTGATTGAGGCATATCACACCAAGTTCAACAAAACGAACAATCGCCATACCACACCGATTTTTCGAGCAGGAAAAGAGATTGACCTTGCCAATTGTTACCTGGCAAGAATGACCGTCGATGAAACTATTAAATGGTTAAAAAAACACAGGAGCTTTAAGACAAGTGGGTCGGCTGTCGGGCGTTATTTTCGGGACTTTGCACAGTTGCCCATAGCCGTAAAAGTAGCTTAAAATGTTCACCGTTGCCGTCTGAAACCGTCAAGCGGCGACGGAAATTTTCTGCGCAAAGGGTTCTCGCCACTTTGTTTGCACGCGGCGCCACTTTAACTTACCAACTGTCAACCGCAATATGAAATGGCCGTAAACTCCTTTTTGCGGGAATGGCCGAAGTTAGACGGGAAAAAGCGAGTTTACGGGGGCAATAATAAGGGTTTAATGGTAATATAAGGGGCAAAATAAAACCTTCTAATAGTGGCTGAAAACAGCAAACGTGTCCGATAACGAAAAGCGAGATATTGAGCAAAAAAAGAGTGTGGGCAAAAAATCTGCAAAAAATCCGAAAAAATCCTCACTTTTTTAAAGATTTTATTATAGGACGGTCAATACTCGATACGAACACCGCCGAGGCGGTCGATTGCCTGCTTTAGATGGTCCTTAATTCGGTCAAGCTCGTTCTGTTTGTCGCGTTTTTCCTCGTTCCAACTTTCCAAGTGGAAGTGCTCGTCCGCAGTTATTGTATCACCCTTGGCTTTTTTGGCGTCAAGGTCCATTATCATTTTGTTAAGGTCAGCTATTCGACCCTTTAAGCGGTCAATCCATTGTCCGCCGTCAGCGCTATACATACGGAATAATTCGCCATAGCTTTCCCGCCAGGCCTCGCCGTCTGGTGACGGTTTGCCGGTGATAAGCCAATGAAGGTTGGTATTGAAAAAAGAAGCGATTTTTTGAAGGGTTTTAAGGTCCGGGGGGCTTTTACCTGTTTCTAAATTTGATACCGAACTGCTGCGTTTGAATCCTAATTTCTGGGCCAAATCAACTTGACCCAGACCCGCTTTTTCTCGTAAAAAACGTAATCGCTCACCAAAGCCAGTATCACCTGAAAAAATTTGTTTTTTAGGCATAAATTGTTATTGACAAGCACAACTTGTGTCGATACATATACTGCTATGGTTATGAACGACAAAGCGATTCGTATCGTCAACCGCGAAGCCATCCGGCTCGCAAAGCTCAGAGCGCAACGAGAAGGCAGAAGCGCAGCCAACGCAGCGAGCGTCACCATCATCGAGGCGCTCGGCAAAAAACCAGGCGGCAAAAATACTCCACCCGACCCCGCGTTTTTAGACCAAGTTGTCTGTAAGGATAACGGCAGCGGGGCCGGTTTGTCAAACGAAAAAGGAGGTCCATAGTATGGGAAAAACAGGCAAAAAAACAATTTGGTGTAAGTCCTGGAATTATGCGAAGAAAAGAGGGCCGGGGCCAATGTGCCAGGTGAGCATAAAAGTAAACGAACAGAATCCAGAATTGTTTCAATTCCCAGAAGTATTAGTAGGCGATTTATTGCGCGTGAGTCGGAAATGTCAGGAAGCTTACGGACCAAACGGAAGTTGTTATAAGACAAATCCAGAGGGCTGTATCAAAATAAACCCTGCAAAAAAAGTTAGGCCACGGATAAGGCCAGGCGCATAACAATCAAGAAAATAAATGAAGTATGAACCGAAACAGCAAGCGGAAAAAGTGGCTCGGCTGCACAACGTTGAGCCGTTAGACCGGGGACGATTCAAGTGCCGTGTTGGTCATATCTGGAGGCCGAAAAAGTCACCGGACGGAAGGCGTTTCCGTTTTTGGTATAAGTGCCCGAAGTGCGATTCGGGACAAGCGGTGTCGGTAACTGATAATTCGGATGGTAGTACTTTTTAAGGGGACGGCGTATGGAGACGGTGGAAATAAAAGATTTGGTGGGGCTGACTGAAGACGATGAGCGATTTGTTAAGCAGACAAAAGAGTTGTTCCACGAGCTGCGAAGGTCCGTGTATCAGAAGGTCTGCGCAATCTGCGAGATAGATAAGGCCGCTGAAGTTTTGTGCGAAGACGATAAGCGGACATTACAAGAGCTGCGCGAAAAATGGGCTGATTGGCATGCATTTGATTTGACACTGGATGACCCGAAAACGCTTAACGAATACCAGCCAGGGGTTGCTGAGGACCTGGTAAACAAACTCGAAGGGCTGTTGGGTCAATTTCTTCCTGCCTGCCAGTCGGAAGTTTTGGAGAAGCTGGCTGAGCGGCTGCCGAAACGGTTAGCCGACGAAGAGCTGGAGCAACTGCGGGATGCTGCCGGTGATGAGGTCGTAAATGCGGTCATGGCAAACATTTCAGACGTAAGATTACAAGTGGTGATGCTTCGCCGGTTACGTGAGGCGGTATTGAAGGTTGCCGAGCTTGCCAGGAAGTCACCACACGCAAAAACCGAGTAAGGGAGTCAATTTTTAAGGTGAACAACTAATGGTTGTCAAAGAATCCAGCCCCGAACCCGCGAGTATAGACCTCGAAAAACGGCAAATAACTTTTTTGGCAAGCTCGCCGGAACGAGACCGGGACGGGGATATAATTGAGCCAGCCAGTTTTGAGAATAGCTTAAAAACCTACATGACTAACCCAGTCATATTGAGCCAGCATCAAAGCCGTTTAAGCGATGGAAATTCCAGCGTCGTTGGAAGAGCCGTCAAGGTCTGGACCGATGCAAAGGGCCTCTGGGTCACAGTGCAATTTGCCGATACAACCCTGGCTTCCACGTATTGGGAATTATATAGCCAGGGCTATCAACGGGCCGTGAGTGTCGGATTTTTATTAAAAAAATGGCGGGATGATATTGATAAAAAGACGGGCGAGAGAATACAAGTTTTTACCGAATGTGAATTGCTCGAAATATCGCTTGTGGCAATACCTTCAAATAGGGCCGCTTTGTCAAGGTCGAAGGCGAACAAGCTGGCGTTTGTCCAGGGGAAACGTGAGGACCACGAGCGAGAAAAATTCCTTGCCGAAGCTCGGCAGCAGGACCCGGAATTCGACGCAAAATGCGAAGAATTCGCGGATACTATAATGACGTATGAATTCGGGCTAAGCGAAATGCCCGACAAGAAGGAAATTAATTACGCGGACTTGGTGCGCCGATGATATTGAATTTTCCAAATGACTTTTGTGGCGGCCTGTATCGAGCTGATTGTTCACTGGATTCCGTGCTCTACGGACAATCTGGCCTCAGACCGTGCGCGGCACAAAAAGTAAGTACCTTTCTCAAAGCGTGGCCGGGGTATGTAGGCAGCCCCGGCCTATTATTGCCTATTAACTACTTTTTAATGAGGTCTTAAAATGGCTTTTGCAACACAAGAGAAAGTCGCTGAGCTTGCTACGGCATTCGGTGACGAAATCGAAGATACGAAACACGACATCAAAGAATTGAACACCGGACTCGTCGAGACGGTAAAGTCACTCGGCGACCTTCAGGGGCAAATTAAATTGATTCGTCACGGTGGTATGAATCGCCCGCTGAGTGAGGACAAAACCCGCGTCTGGCCGAGTGACGAAATGGCGAAGAGTTTCATGAAAGAAGTGTTTATTCCCGCCGTGCGAGGTAAAGCGCTAACCGAGACCGGCGAAGGTGGTGTTGCAGTACCTGCAGAAATGACACCTTATATAATCCAGAGGCAAAACGAATACGGCGTAATTCGCCAGGAGGTCAATCGCATCCCGATGGGCAGTTCATCCATCGAAATCCCCATAGAAACAGACGACTATCCAGTCACTTGCCCTGGCGAGGGTGGTGAAATTGACGAGGGGAATATGGGGCTTAGGCTGATTACTATAACTCCCAAAAAGTTAGCTTGTCACGGTGTCGTTAGTTCCGAATTTGAGGAAGACGCGATAGTTTCTGTCGCTGAGCTTGCCGGGAGGAATATGGCGAGGTCTTTAGCAAAAGCTGAAGACCTGATTGGCTTCCTGGGTGACGGAACAAGCACCTATTACGGTATGCAGGGAATTTGTGGCGCTCTGCGAGCGGTGGACGCGACAATAGGCAATATCAAGTCGCTCGTTGTCGGCAGCGGCAACGTTTACAGCGAATTAACGCTGGCGGACTTCCGCAAGGTGTGCGGACAATTGCCCGCGTCTGCGGAGGCAAACGCGAAGTGGTACGTAAGTAAGAATTTTTTCTGGAACGTAATGCTGGCGTTAATGTGGGCAGAGACGACCGGCAATCCGACCATCGGGACGCCTGAATTTTTCCAACAGGGACCGACGAAATACTACCTCGGCTACCCCGTCGTATATACGCAGGCAATGCCGAAGGCCCAGGCTAACAGCCAGATTTGCGCATTGTTGGCTGATTTGCGGCTCGGCGCGCTTTTGGGCGAAAGGCGGACGCTAAATCTTGCGAGGAGCGAACATGTTTATTTCAAGAGCGATAAAATCGCATTCAGAGCGACAGAACGAATTGCTGTCAATGCCTTTGGTGTCGGCGATACCACAGATGCAGGCCCGATTTGCGGCCTGATTACGGCAGCGTCCTAACCGGCGAATGTGAAACGTGTCACAAAGCCAGGGCGGGATTTATGCTTTTTACCTGCCCTGGCAGAATTTTAGAGCAAATATGTCCAAAGATATAAACATACACGTTAAAACCCAGGGCACCGAGCAGGCCAAGCAAGAACTCAATCAGGTCGCCCAGGCAACCGAGGGAATGGGAGCGAAGACCTCGCGGGCTGCTGGGTGGATTAAAGAGGCGTTTACGGCCCTCGTTGGTCCGCTCGGCATTGCCGCTGTTGTGGCGCTTGTTGTGGCCGGTATTAGTAAAATAATTGCGGCCTTCGATGATATGAGGCGTGCATCCGCTGAGGCCGTGCAGGAGCTTGCCAATCAGCAGCGGGCCGCCGCGAGTTTCTTCGAGGCGGTTAATGCTTATACCAGTCCCCAGCGCAAGGCCGCAATGGCTCAGGCCCGTCACCTTCAAATGACAACCGGCATACCTTACGCAGACGCAATGAGAGTCCTTGAATCGCAACAGCGCACTTTCGGAGAAATCAATCCTCAATCGTCCGAGCAATTCGCCGCTTATAGTAAATTGCACGCCGGTCCGCAAACAGGTGATTTGATTAGCTGGATGGGTGAATCTGGAATCAAAACGCCTGAGCAGCAGGGCAAGATTATGCGGATGATTGCGGCGGTCTCGGAACACAACAATCTAAAAGACGAAGAAATCATAACGGCGTTAAAAACTCAGGGTGAGCGATTCAGGTATCTCGGCTGGACGCCTGAGCAGACAATCGAAAATCTCGGCAAAGTGCTTGTTCCTAACCAGGGCACGAGAGGAATACAACAGCTTTTTGGAGCGATTGAAAAATTCACTCCTGACGAAGCCCTCAAGATGCACGCCCCTCCACAGGTCGCGGCATCAGAGCAGGCCCGCTGGAATTTTTTGAAAAATAAGGCCGCCGTGATGTCGCCGGAAAAGCGCAGCGAATTCCTCAATTCGATATTCGGCACCGCTGCACCGACAATCAACAAGCTGCTTTTCGAGCCGACTTCACCCGACTTACAGCGGGCAATCTCGTATGCCGCAACACCACAGGCAGCCGAGGAAGACGCGGCAAATTTTAGGAAATACCAGCAAACGGCAGAGGCACGCGGCGAGAGAGCTGGAGCAGTAAAAGGTTTTTTGAACTTAACGACAAGGCCAAAAGCAGAAATAGATGCAGAGTATCGAAGTTATGGCGAATCATACCTTGAATGGCTGAGCGTCAATGACAGGAAATTATATGAGAGTATCAAATTTGCCCTGCCCGAAGAAAAGGAAAAACAGGCCGCTGCGAAGGCGTTATTTTTGAAGACCGAACGCGAGTTTACCCCTCCAGGCCAAGAACCCCTTAAATGGGAAGACCTTAATCCCGAACAGCGACTTTCCGAAATCAGGCGGGGGGCTGAAGAGTTGAGTATGCAGAACATTACCAACAACGATTTTCACACCGAGCATAACATCAATTATTATCCAACGACCGGGGACAGATTAACAGGTCCGAGAGCTGACAGAGATTTCAAATGATTACGGCAAACGAACAAAAAACAGCCGATTGCAATGCGGCCTTATCCGAAATACCTGCTGACAAGCGAGAGGACGCATTAAAGCGAGTCGGCATTGTCCTGGAATTCGAGAAGTTTTCCGGCGGCGTTGTGCGAACGGGTGGAACGCGGTCGGAGGCCCTGGCGGCTTATTCGATGCAGCATAAAATTCCGGTGAGAACGCTGACACGGTGGATTGCAAAATATAGGGACAACGGCATAATCGGCTTAGTCGATACGCGGGGACGGAGCGGCGGTTTTGCAGAGCCGATAAGCGAAGAGGCATTCGAGTATTTCAAGAAAATGTGGCTGACTGAGCAGCGGCTTTCTGTTATTCAGTGCTGGCATTATATCCAATACATAAATCGTTCGGAAAACAAGGGCTGGACGATTCCCGGTGAGCGGACGATGTACGATTTGGTTGACAAAAGAATTCCGTTGCCTACGCAGTGTTTTCATCGGGAGGGGAAGGCCGCTTATGATGCTAAGTACGCTCCCTACATTCAGACAAATCCCGACAGCATCGAGCCGGGCCAGATATGGGTTGGGGACCATCATCAATTCAATTGCTGGATACGGCACGGCGGGCAATGGATAAGACCGTGGCTGACGGCGTGGGAAGACAAACGCAGTCGGGTAATCGTTGGCTGGCATATATCGCCGTCGCCTAATCAAACAACGATTATGCTCGCTATGAAAAAAGGTATCAAGGAGTTTGGCCCGCCTGATTCAGTCCACATCGACAACGGCAGGGATTACGATTCTGAAATGTGGACCGGCACAACAAAGGAAAAGCGAAAAAAAACCCTGCCAAAAGGTTACATTGACGAATGCGGAATGGTCGGCCTTTATTCAATGATGGACGTGAAAGTTTCTTTTGCGATACCGTATCACGCGCAAAGCAAATCGATTGAGCGATTATTCAGCACTATAGATTGCCAGTTCACAAACACAATTCCGACATATTGCGGAAAAGATTCAAAGCGCAAGCCGGAAAAATTAAACGATTTACTCAAAAACCAAAAAAGTATCGACATCGCTTTTGACTTGGACGGTTTTACTAAGCTGTTCGGTCGATACGCTGAGGTCTATAATAATAATTCACACAGCGGAGTCGGCATGGACGGTAGAACGCCGATGCAAGTCCTGGCGACAAGGGCTTCCAAGCGAATAATTCTGGACGATGTTTTAGAGCTGCTGATGCGAGTATGGAGTCCTGAGTTGAAGGTCAGCAAAAACGGCGTGAGAATCAAAGGGGTTTATTTTGGTCAATACAATACTGAACTTAGCAACTATAAGGGTAAAATGGTCCGCCTGAGCTATGACCCGGACGATTTGCGGAAGGTTTATGTCTATGACGCGATTACGCGAAACCTCATCACGGCAGCAGAGCAAAATCAATTCGTAAATTACGGCGAAGCTATCAGCGAAACGCACTTGCGAAACGCAACACAGGAAAAGACGCGTGCTGTTAAAGCGGTGAGGGAATTTCGGAATTCGTCGATGGTTGCCAATATGGCCCTGACGGATATAGCAATCAGGGGAAAGGAAAAAGAACAGGTCCGCAACGACGAAGAGCAGGCAAATAAAACATTACGGCCCGCGCTGACACCGCTGGACGGACAGGTAGCAGCTCATAAGCAGCTCAGGGCAAGGGCGAAATTAACAGCCAAGACGAAGGGATACGAACTTGATATGGATTTGTCGTTATTGAGGCCAAAGAAAATTTTGCCGACTTTGGAATTTGATTTTAGCAAATTGAGGAGGGCGGAAGGTGCATAACGACGAAATCAAAAAGGGAAAGCGGCCTTTTGTTCAAACAGCCATTGCCTGGAAAATCGGTTCATTGATTACGCAGACGGACGCTTTCAGCGCAGAGGAAGGGAAAATCGCCCTCATAATCGGAGACAGCGGGCACGGCAAAAGCGTTTGCCTGAAACAATACAGCGAGGCCAACAAGAACACAATTTATATTCAGCTCGACCAGGCAATGCGTTCTTCATTGATATTTTCGGAGATTGCCAGGGCGGTTGGTGTCGATACGTTTGGTTGGTTAAGTAGAATATCAGCCTCGGTTATTCGTAAATTAAAAGAGAGGCATCTTATAGTCATACTCGATGAAGCATCGTCTTTGAAAGTGCCGCAGTTGGATTTGTTGCGGCAGATAATCACCGTCAAGGCACACTGTCCCCTGATTCTCGCGGGCAACAGTGACCTTCTAAAAACCGTTATGGGGCCGGCAGTAAAAAAGGGATACGCGGCGCTCGACCAATTTCGCAGTCGCCTTATGGCGGTACTCAACCTGGACGCGCTGGCAATCGACGAGAACGATGGATTATATACTGCAAAGGAAATTCGACGGCTCTATGAATATGGCGGAATCAGGTTAACCAATAGCGGAGTAGCTACCTTAAAACGGATTTGTATGACGCCAGGGACGGGGCGATTGCGGACCTGCTCGCATATAATCACGGCCCTGCATACGTCGAACGTCGTGACAAGCAAGGGCTTTATTGATAGCTCGTTAATCGTCGCTGTTATTGAGCAATTAGACCTGCCGATGCGTTCGCTTTTGCCGATTGCCACAATGGAATCGGCGGCAGACGAAGATGCAGAACAAACGCTTATTAAGGCAGGTTAAAAGGGCAGTTAATAACCGTTTTTAGGAGCAGTAAACAATGGCTAACGAATACGAAATCAGGTTGAAGGTTCGCGGCACAACCAGCGAATTCGGGGCGGATAGCGTGACTGAGCTTTTGCTGCTTATGGCAGAAGAGCTTTTTCGGATGGACCTGCTTACTTCGCCAGCGAATGTAAAAAACAACGTCGATGCAGCCGCGAAAAAACTGATTGAGGAGTATTACCAGCATTTTGTGAACGCGAACAATAACCGCTCGCGTTCGCCGATTGCCTGTGCCGGTTTAGAGGTAGATTTGGCCAGTTGTTATCTTGCAAGAATGACTACCGATGAGGTAGTTAATTGGCTAAAAAGGGAAAGGAATTTTAAGACGAGCCAAACCGCTGTCGGGCGTTACTGGACGAGATTTGCCCAGTTGCCGACAGCCGCCAGAAGAGCTTAAAACAACCACCGTTGCCGACTGAAACCGTTAATCGGCAGCGGTTTTTGTCTGCGCACGGCCTTTCGGCCACATTTCTGCACGCGGGGCCACTTTAAGTTGCGGACTACACCTGGCTATTAAATTTTTTGCAATTCGTGAAAATCCCCCGTTGACATAGTAGCACTATCCATATATTATTATGCGCAGATATGCCGTTACCGGAATGAAAGGAGTTGGTTATGGCAGTAGAAATGAA